TTCTTCAGCAACTGCTGAATCTTCTTCTTTGTCTCCGCAAGCGAAGAACAATGTCATTAGTAATGTAGTCATACTACCTCCTATAATTACAATAAAAACAGGGTCGTTTTTTTAACCAAGGGATAAACGACCAAAACCCGCAACACAGGAGGACCTACGACTTATTCGTCATTCATGAACGCTGCGAAAGCTTGGTCTACACTTGCTCCTGTCTGTTCTTTACCACGTCTAGTCTCTGAAGAAGAGGCTTCCGCTGAATTGTCGGAGGACAGGTAACCATCCAGCAGAGCCTGAACATCTTCAACCGATTTTACTTCGAAAAGATTATCGATATCAGGCACTGAATCTAGAAGATCTTGACAATCAGCGATAGCGTCATCACAGAGGACAGAAGGACGACGACGAGGCTGGAGGTTTGTCTTCGGGAATGAACCAGGAGTTCCAGGGATCGTGTAAGTCAACTTAATATCGGTACCTGTCTGAGGATCTGTGATATCACCATAGTCAGGATCAAGCACATAACCTAGTAAGGTTTCATAAGCCGTCTTGCCATAAGCCCAGATTTTTACTCCCTCATCTTCCATTCCACGAACTAGAACAGGTGAGTAGTAACGCTTTCGAGCGAACAATTTCTTTGCTTCGTTTTTGAGGTTTTGATCATCATTCTCGACTCCATCTCGCCAAAGTTTTGACGCAAAGTCGCAGATAGGACATTCGCCACCATCATTACGTTTGGAACAATAAATTCCAGGGTTTTTTCCAACATTATAGTGGAAATGAAATTCACGGAACGGATCACCGTCCGCAGTTGGTAGAATACGAATGTGTTGATCACCAGCTTTGGGTCGCCACATGGTACTCTTGCTTGACGATGGTTTCCCACCATTTTTTGATGCGTTAAGCTTAGCACGCATTGCTTCAATATTAATAGCCATAATTTACTCCTAAGGTTATTTTATTTTTTTGTGT